GCTATAGTCTCATTGCAATATATACTATCAGTTCTATTCATTTTCTCTGTATGATGCCATACAAATACCATAGGAACACTTGCTAGTGACCAAAGACCTACAACGTCTCCTTCTTTATTATGCAATATATGTGTGGCATAAGGAACTGAATGTCCGTTCTTTTCTGCCATCTTATTTGCATATGCATATTCTTCTTTTGTTTTTATTTTCCTTACTTCTATCATGTTGTTTCTCCAGTTTACTAAAATAAATTTTTAAATAATTTGCCAACTACAGTATGTGGTTTAAATACTTTCTGACCTAATTGCCCTAAAGCCATTTGAGCAAACATACCCATAGGCCCCATTCCAGAAAGTAAACCAGGCTTCATTCCAAGTCCAGATGCAATCTTACCTCTAATCGCTCCTTTAGGGTCCATAGCTTTATTCATAAACGAAGTTCCATCTAACCCAGCCTCTACACCAGGGCCCATATTTTCAGGAGAAAAGCCTATATTAGGACTAGGACTAGGCATATCAGGAAGATTTACAGCACTACTTAATGGACTTTGGTTAAAATTAGATTCAAAGGAATTCAATCCTTTCGGAAAATTATTCTCGTTCATAATAGGTTTCATACCTATATTAGCTGAACCTATTCTATTAGGTAAAACGTTAGTATCAAATCCTACTCCTCCAGGTTTTCCTCCAAAATTAGGAAGCTTAAAGTTATGATTTACAGTGTTTGGAATGATTTGATTTATACTTTCATTTGCAGTATTCATTAAATCCATACCAATATCTTTAATACCTGCCTGTCTTTTATTCATATTTTTAAATACACTTTTTGCTTCTTCTATACTCTCTTTGCCTCCAATTGAATCTAAAAGTTTTGAATTTTCTCCATATCTGTCATTTACAAATTTAGAATATTCTTCAATAGATGTTGTATTATTTAATGTAGCTTTTTTATCAAGATATTTTCTACCTTTATCTGATAATTGTATCCTATCTTCAGGTCCTCTTAATGGACCTCTTCCTGGCTTACGTTCAAACATATTCCAATTCTCACCTATCTTATCAGATTCTGGTATTTTTAAATCTAAATATCCAGATTCTGCTAACAATCTTTCATTTCTAGTATTTAAATAATCAACTGCTTTAATACCTGTTTGTGTTAATTGCGCAGCCTGTGAAAGTGTACTTTGTTTAGGTGCCTCAGGTACATCCTCTTTACGATAGTTGGGATTTACATTTACATAAGCCATTATAAGCCTTTCTTTATTAGAGTTTCAGACATATTAATATAATTATTCATTTCTATAAATCCAATTATTAATTTCATAAATTATCCACCTGTTACTATCGTTGCAGGTAAAGCTATTGCTTTTACTATAATTGGTGGATAATGGTTTCCTGTAGCTCTATATCTTCCATGTCTAATAGAAGTTGTTCCTGATGATGTTTCTGCTCCTGCAATATAATATGTAAGAGATGCTCCTGCTGTAAGACCTGTAACAGTAAATGCTACATATACCATATTAATATCTGTTTCATCAGAACTTTGAACTCCTGCATCGTAAGTATGTGTTTCTGATATTTCATTAAAAGTTGTACTATCAGATAATGCAAACTCTACAGTCTTAGATGAAGCATATACTTGGCAACTAAATTGTATTTCTACATTTCCACTTGGAGGTACAACGAATGCTATGCTTACATTCGTACTAGCATCTACTGTTTGCAATACAGTTAATGTTGCATCCATAAGTATATAGGCATCACCACTACCTGTTCCATTATTAGCAATTCTTGTATATCCAAGTATCATCCCTGCATAAGCAGAATCAGCAGCACTAAATTCAGTTCCATTGTTCTTAGCTATAAATTCACCACTTCCTGCATCTAATGTAATAGCACCATCTATATCTAATATTAAATCTGAATCTGTAGCTCCATCTCCAGCTGTATTTATAGTTAAATTACCACCATCTGTTACATAAAAAGAAGCCATATCATTATCAGGGTCAGTAGCAGCACGAATCCTTAGCTGTGCACTTGAAGAAGTTATATCTAATGCATAATTTTTATCTGCTCCTGATACATTTATTTCTAGACCTGTAGCTATATGAGTTCCATCAGTATGACCAACAACATCAATATCCATGCCTTTAACAGAAGAGGTTCCTAAACTACGAGAAGTAACATCTAAATCAATACCTATATCATTATGGGCAGCGGTTCCTGAAGTTGCAACTGCTCTAACATAATCAATCCAAAGTCCCTTTGAATCCTCTGCTCCAGGAGTATCAGGTTGGTCAGCATCTATCTTTAATGCAGCATTAGCTCCAAAGTCAGAAACAGTCATTATATCAGCTGCATCATTAGTTATATAATTAGTTGGAACTCCAAAATCTGATTTAACATTAGCTCCACTTCTATATTTCAAAGTTGTTCCATCCCAACAACAGATATAATCAGAATTTCCAACAGCAGTTCTACTTCCTGATAAGGTTCCTTCAGCTTTAAGATTTCCACTACCATCTAATTCTAATTCTGCATCTCCTGCGGTAGATGGAGTAGTTGTAGCTGGACCAGTATAAAGTCTCCATTTAAATGTCTTAGTATCACTACTATCCATACCAACAGCCCAACCATGCCAAGTAGGAGTCTCTCCAACTACAGAGTATACATAATTAATATAAGGGTCATAAGTAGCGCTTCCAGATTTTAATGTTATACGTGAATGACCAGTATTATATAAAAGCAAATCATCATTAGACCCTGCAGATACAGTAGCAGTATTTGCTCTTGAAAATTTTATAGTATTAGTATCAGCTAAACCATCATCATCATAAGATATTATATGATTTAATTGATTCCCAGTTTTCTTAATAGCTACATTACCAGTAGAATCTAAAGATAACTCACCTGGCTTAGTTGATTTTACTCCAATAGGTAATTTAACAGGTTCTTTATGTTCTGCAGTTTTAGGTCTATATTGAGTAAGTCTTGTTGAATACCATTTACTATGCCACTTATAAAACAAAAAAATACCTTGACCAGATATTCTTCTTATTTGAAAATCACCATCTCTTCCAGATGCTTTACTAGGATAACCTTCTTCCCTTGATATTATTTTTTGCTTAACCTGTAATAATGATTTTAAATTTTTAGTCTTCATTTAAATTAACTACAGAAGATGAGCGATAATCTCTAAATATTAGCCCTATATCATTAATACCAATATCACCTCTAACTTGAATTCCTTTTATCTGTAATTGAATATGCGATAAGTTAGTTAAAGGTCTTGGTAAATATTTAATATGTTCTATAGCTCCTTTATTTGAATGACCTGAACCAGAATAATTCGAAAAATTAGTTAAAGTTTTAAAACTTTCGTTTAAACTTGTTCTGTATAAAACTGAAAATTGAAATACACTAGGAGCAGATGAAGTAGATTCATCTTCTATTGATATATTTAATATAACTCCTAAAATACTTTTTTTAGAATCTGGTGAACCCAAATCAGTATACTTACTTGACATTTTAAAATTACGACTATGATTATTAGAAGTATTCCAGCTTTTGAGACTAATTCTTTCAGCCATTATCCAATTTCTCCATGTAATGAATTTGGTACTTCTTCAGATAGAAAAGATAATTTCCCTGTCGAACTAATACTTTGGAAATTAGTAATACTTTTATTATCTGATGTCCAAAATCTTTTTATAGCTTTAGTCCATGAATTAACTACAAGTGAATATATGAAACAATCTGAATCTCCTGAAGACGTATATGTATGATTTTTTAATATTATAATATTTCTAGTAGGAGCATCATATCCAACCAAACTATCTTCTGATACAAAACTACTCCAAATATCTTTGTCTAGGACTTGCTGAGATTCATCATCATCTCCCAAGATAAATAAATCTTTAATTTCCTCTCCATCATATATCCATGCACCTCTACTATTAACCCAAAATATACCTTCATCTGTATTACAGAAATGATTTTTATTTATTATACCTTTCCATTTATGCCTTTCTTCTATAAAAAATTCCGATGCTATACCAGTTGATATATTAAGTATGTAAACTGTTTTCTTTTTAAACTGAATTACCTTATCACCATATGCTGATAAAGCTATAATTTCATCACCATCTGATATCTCTAAATCAAGTATATTGCTAGGATAAGGAAATGTATCTAATGCATTAACAGGACTAACTACCATTCTATCATTATAATATCTATATCCACTTCCATCCCATACTCTTATATTGCCTGCAAATGTCCTTCTCCCAGCTATACAAACAGCTTTATACTCTACTGTTATTGTACTATTTTCAGGAGAAAATCCATTTATATCTTCATATGATTGACTTTTAGGCATTTCTGTATATTCTATTGTTGTAACACCATTTATATTATCTGCATCATAGCTATTCTGCTTTATGAGAGTTAAATTAAGTTCTGAACCTGTGTCTTCAGCGCTAGTAAAATCACTATTACTAACTTTATCCCATTTATACTTACTATCTAATCCAGAACCTAATTCTTGATTGTCAGTAATATCAATTGTACTAGCTTTTACAAAACCCCTATTAAAATCAATTTTACCTAAATCCCAAAATGTAGAGTGATTTTCATCTGAATGAGTATAGTACAACCTAACGCCATTTATCCTAACATCAGAAAATAATTTTTCTCCTGTACTATTTTCTGGTCTAAATAATATATTCATTTGAAGTTTGTTAGTATCAGAGTCGTCAAAATATCCAGCTCCAGATACAGCAGATGTAGTAAAATGATGTGATGGTAATGTTTCGCTACCATCATCATAGCATGCAACTGCATATACTTTTATACTTCCAGTCCAGTCAGAACCTCCAGAACTATTTTTGACCATATATATTCTCAACCCACCATATGTCATATCAATATTAGGATTATCAGCGCCTGTTGCTGTTTTTATATTAGTATCTAAATTTTGAGAAACTCCATTTAAAATTTGTGCATTTCCTACCCCATCAGCAGTAGCTGTATAATTCCAGATTCTAGGTATTATACCTATAAAAAATGCCTTTTTATCAGTTGAATAATTCCAAGCATTACCAAAATGAGTACTAATATCTCTATATCCTACCCATTGAGGAGGATTTGACCACATAACTCCAGTTCTTGGATTATTGTGTTTAGCAAGATACCCTGCATCTTCAAGACTTGTTATAGCTCCATCTGGAATCATAATATCTAAATCTTGTAATAAATCAAAGTTTGTTTCTACTATTCTCAAATCATTACCCTCATCATAAAATAAGGGGTCATTATTTTCGGTAGCAGTATAGTACCAATTTAAATACTTATGATGATTGTTAGTATCTACAGAACTATTATTAGTATTGCTAAATTTACTAACCCAAGTATTACTAAAAGAAGACCATAGTTTGAAATTTGAAACTTTTGCTAAAAACTGACCTCCGATTCCATCAGCAAAAGTAATTGCTGATTTAGATACTAAAGCTAATTGCTCATCTGACACACCTGTAGAAGATTCTGCATTTTCCCATAAAACTTCCACTCCAAATTGATAAGCTATACCAGCTGTATTAGATTTTATTAAAATAGAATAACCAGGAAAAGTATCTCCAGAACTATCACTATCAGCAACAGCAACATCGGTAACATTATAACCAGTACTTCCAGTATAGGTTGCATTTATAATACTCCTTATAGCATTAGCATACTCTTCATTAGTAAGATAGTTAGCAGTTAAAGTGAATTCTTTACTGAGAATGCTTCCTCCTTCACTTATTAATCTCACATTTATCTTTTCTTGCGATAAAGGATTTCCTTTAATAGTTAGTTTCCATGTTTCAAAAACATTTTCAGCATCACCTGGAATAACACTAGTCATTCCTGATATAACCATTGCTCCTCCCGTGCCATTTCTAACGCTTTGATTTTCTAATTCAAAATCATTGGTAGTAGGAATTCCTCCATCAGTACCTTCATATGCTTGCCCATATCTATTAACATCTGCTAATAAGGTGACATTTCCTGTATATAAAACTCCTCCTCCTCCTCCAGCAGTATAAGTAAATTTTCCAGTAATGGCTCCCGATGTATCTCCATTTGCTTTAGCTTCTATTTCTATCATATCTTCTACAAAATCTGTAGTATACTCAACCGCATTGTCTGACTCCCAATCAGCAAATTGTGCACTAAATTGCAAACTTCCACTGTAACTATTAATTTGTTGAATTAATTGAGACATAAAACTTAATTTTGTCTTATAATATTCTTCTTTTATCCAGTCTTCTGAAGATGAATCTGTTAGGTCAGAGTTATATTTATGGGGAACAGTAAAAGAAGATTCATAAAATGCTTGAGGTTCTCCATCTGTCCAATTAACCGAGTTGGATGCTCCATCATGAGCTTCCAGTCCTCCAATATATCCTGCCCAATCGTAAAATCCCATCATAAAATAATCACCTGAAACATTATCTGACGGATATCCATTTGAAGCATATGTTGCATCAAATAATAAAGACCTTACATTTAAATTATGAGAAAGGTCACCATCATTATCATTTATATCGTTTAAACTACCTTCATAGATTCCATTTGTATACCAAAAAACAGGACTAGCTGGACCGACTTTTCCAATAACATCGTAATCTGGAATAAACTGATTATCATATGCACTTTGATTGTTAGTATACCAATCTCCCTTACCACCATCCCAAGTAGGGCTTTCTGCAATAGTATTGCCGCCTGGAGGATGCCATAATATTTTACCAACTAAAGTGCTGTATAATGGTCCTTCGTTACTCCATAAATAGTTAACGCTAGTAAAATCTTCGAAATCACTAGCGCCATCAAATATATTAGTATTATACCTTTCAGTGTCTCCTGTGGTATGCATAAATTTACGAGTAGAACTATCATTATCACAGTAAACTACTGTAAATTCATCTGTGATTGCAGTAGCTCCTATATATAGTTGAAATTTTATAGTACCATAATTAGGTTTAGTAGAAAACAACCATACTAAACTTTTAATATTAAATTCAGCTCTAGATTTAGTTCCACCTCCACCATCTTCAGTATTAGACAGTAAATGGAATGAAGATGAATGAGAGCTAGGATTATATGAATTATCACTATCAAATTTATATAAACCTTTTCCTCCTATTAATTCTTCTACAATAGTTTGATGAACAGAAGTATCCTTGGTAGGTATTCCTATAGTTTTAGCAACACCTACTTTAGATACATCTACATCCTCCAACTCAGCCCATTCATTATCCTTTATATCTTTAGGGTCTGTGTAAGAGTTAATACCCTTATCAAACTTTCCTAATTTCCATACTTTTCTAGCCATCGTTTACTTTTTAATTTTATCTATAATAGGCTTTAAAACCATATCAAATATTAAATCATCCTTTTTAGACGGGCTTAATTTAATACCCTTTTCAAGTACATATAATGCAAGTAATATATACTCCCAGTTTGAACTAATTAATGATAACATATAATCTCCTTATTTATTTAGTTTTAGCTATTTTACACCCACATTTCCTACAGCATATATATTCCTGAGGAGGATGTGAATCTTTTTTAAGTATCGCAATCTCTTTTTCCATTTCTTCTTTATCCTTACCATACTTATTTATTGTTTTAAATACTTGTTTCATTTGAATATCTAATTCATTATCTTTTTCAACATAATCTCTTAATCTTTTTATTTCTCTAGCTTTAAGAACCTTATCAGTTACTTTTCCTAAAGCCTTTAATCCTTGTTTTGCAATCCAAGCGTTCATTTTTCTCCTTATTTAACCAAATAAAACATTATTAACATAATTAATTTATCTAAAAACCAAAGAAATATAATAATAGATAACTTATTATTTAACCTCTTTTTATAATATGTTTGTATCTCACTTCTCATTTATCTTAGCATATAAGGTCATTAAACCAACTGTTATACCAATACCTAAAGATACGAAAGTTAATATAGGGTTTAAAACCTTTAAAATACCTATTGCTGTTGAGAAAAAGCTAGTACCTATACCTATCTCTGGGTATGTAGATAAAACTCTTAATGTGTCCTTCATTTATTCTCCTTACAATCATCCCATTTTTTCAAGTCAAGCATTGGTAATGGCTTTTCTATCATATGGTCTTTTA